TCCATCAATTTATCAGTGGTGTCTGCAACTGATTTTATAAGTTGACCTGCTACTTCGTATGCTCTTGGACTTGCACTCTCACCAGCAACCTCCATTATTCCATTGATTGCTTCCTGACCTTTTTCTATGATTGAGTATAAGTTAGCACGAGTATACTCATAATCCTTTTCAATCTCATTTATCTTTGAGACTTCTTTTGGAGGACTCACTTTCTTAGTAGGCACTATATCAGTTTCACTGATATTCAATGCTTTATCAATAGATTCATAGTTTTCCATTAGATGTCAGTTCTTGTTGTTGGACTACGATCCCTAGCATCACCAAAGAACTCAGATGTTTCACTAAATCCAAAGTCATCGCCTGGAACGATAAGTGCATTATCATTACTATCTATAGCACCATCACTATTGTAATCTTTAGTTGCAGTTGGAGTAACTGTATATCTCATCTCTCTCTTTGCATTTACAGTATCAACACTTGCATACTGATCGACAATAACTTTTTTGATAAGACCCTCTGGATTCTCTGCGATTGGTCCGTATAAGTATGTTTTTGCAACAAATTGAAATGTGTATATCAACGCTCTTCTAGTTGAAAAATCTCCTTCATAATCGTCTTGAAAAGTGACATTTGTGAGTGTTATTGGAACATCTCTTTTTTCACCAATGGAATCAATTAAATTAATTGTGATACTAAATGAAGGTTGAAAAAATGGTAATATTTGTTCTACAACTTGTAATGCATCATCATTTATTTTGGTAAGCAAACTTAATTCAAAACCAATGTTGTAAGGAACAGGCATGAAGACTTTCTTTAACTTGTTGGTCGAATTATCTACTGCTTTGAATGTTTGAGTTATACCTGATTTTCTAGATGAGTCATATGCAATAGAAGTCATTTCAAAAGACATTCTAGGTAAAGTGATAGCAACCATTTTATTTAAATCAGGTTGCTGTTCAAGTCTTGCGATGAATTTTGCTGCAGGACCATATGCTAAAGGAACTCTCTTTATATCAACAGTTGTTCCATCAGAATTTAGGTGTCTAACCTCCATGTTGTTAAACAATGTTCCAAAACCGATTATGGTTTTTCTAATTACTTCGTGATAAAAATAAGTCCCTAACATTAAAATAGTCCAAATGGATTTGATTCAGTGAAATCAAGAATTTGATCTGCTTCATTCTCAATTTCGTCACTATGATCATATTTATCCTTATCTGTGTTTGCTGCAGATACTTGAATAGTATATTGTGCTCCAGATTTTGATCCAGTTACTGTCTCTCCTCTTAAGAATGTTCCAGTTTCAATACCAACCTGTAAGATCTTAGTATCAAGATCCCATCTCTTAACCCTAGCAGATGCGTTAGATCTATTACCTGTAACGAGTTCGTTGAACCAGTAACTTCCAGATCCTATACCAACTGATGAAGGTGGACCAATTGTAATTGTTGGTGGTGAGAAGAACCCTGCACCAGCATCTTGAATAAAGATGTTTGATATAGTCCCACCAGCACCAACCTCTGCACGAGCAGAAGCAGGTAAATTTGGAGTTAGAGATGGAAGTGAAATGGATACATTAGGTGTTGTAGAATAACCAACTCCACCTGTGCCTCCAATAGAAATACGGATAATTCCCTTTTTACCATCTGATCTAATTAACGCAGTAGCAGCAGCACCAACTCCTCCACCACCAGAGATGGTGACTATTGGTGCAACAGTATATCCAGCACCTGCATTTGTAATCACTATCTCTTCTATAGAGGTTACGTTGTTTCTTGTGGTTATTAATCCGACAGCAGTAGCATCTATTCCACCACTTGGTGCTGTGGTCAACCCAATAGTTGGAGCACTTGTAAATCCTGAACCATCATTAAGTAAACTTATACTCTTAACAAATCCTGTCCCTATAGTTGCTGTAGCAGTTGCAGCAGATCCAACACTATTCATTTGAAGATCAGTGATTACACCTAAGTCCTCTGTTTTACTATCAATAACATCAATACCAGTATCAATAGTTTCATCATTGTATTCAAATAGTTCACATTGTAATTCATAAACATAAGTGTGACCCAGTTGGTAAAATGGAACTTCATGCTCTACAAACTTAATTTCAAATAATCTACCACCTAAAGGAAAAAACACCAGATCTCCCTCTCTTGGTCTCATCACTGCTTCACCCACTTCATTCGCATCTTCTTGACTTATGAATGGTGCAATAAAATCTTCAAATCTTTCTCTAGAGACTACTAATTGTAATTCATCTCTTAAACTCATACCAAATTTTGTTAGAACATCTCCTGCTCCACTATATCCATCCCAAGTGTTTACATATGCTTCAAGTTGAAAATTATCATCAAACTTTGATGTTTCAATCTCCTGAAAAATAGTGCCTCGATTTACAAATTTTCTAGGAATATATGTTACCTCGACACCATATATTTTCAATTGCTCATTTACGAGCGATTGAATTAAATCTTGTTCTTCAGGTGATCCTTGTAGAAAAAACGGGTTGAGAGCCATTATCCAATAAAGTCTAGAGGTGGGAGTTCGTAAGTAGAACTCATTTCTTGTTTAATCATTTCAAGTTCTCTCAGAGCATCATCATATATTTGTCTACCATTTAATTCTATTCCACCAGGCAACTTTACACCTTGAAACTTAATTAAATTTTGACCCCACTGTCTTTTTATCAACGCAGTTAAATATCTTTTTAAAAAACTATCATTGAATAACTGTGTATAAGTTGTTGGATCTAATATTCTGTGACAGTCTATTACTATAAAATCGCCAGCATTTAAACTGTTATAATCAATATCTAGATATAATCTATCTTGTCTTTTGTTAAATCTAACCTGTGCTTCAGTTGTTAATAAGAAATCAATATCTTCTAGATATGATTTCACCATAGCGTATTGAAGTAACTCAACTGAATTAAAATAATATAGATCATTCAAAAATAATTGATATTTGATGCTAAACATACCACCAGATATAGCACTCATATCAAATTTAAATATCTTTTCTATACCTACAACTGCTTCAGGCACTTGAATGAAATTTGATGTTTCGTAAAAGTTTGATGTAGTTGTTCCATAACCACTTATTGCTGTAGATGTTCCAGTGGTCGTTACAATTCCCACACCAGTTGTTCCCTGTGCCTTTCCTCTGTCTATATCACCCTGAGTAAACTGATACTTTAGATACATTCTTTCTATACCGTCAAAATGACGTTCTTGAAAATATTGAAATGCATCATCTACTAAATCATCAACCTGTTCGTCACTCACATTGATTTCTAAGACTGGTGCACCCAACTGTCTTTTGCAATATTCTACTAATTCTTCTCGTGAAGCAGGTTTCGCCATTAGAATCCCTCAGAATCTACTGTAATATTTTTTGGTTGTTTGTTCTTACCTTTCAGTTGAATCAATAAATTTTCCTGATCAGTTACCTTTGTGCTTAATTGCTCAACAACATTATTTAAACCAAGAACTCTTGTTTCCAATGCAATTATTTGAGCAAGCATTTCGTGTGTCTTTTTTTGATAAACACCCAAAATCATTTTATATTCGTTTTCATCCATAACAGAGTATAAAAAAAGGTGGGAATACACCCACCTATATTTATAAGTTATACTTTACACCTAGAACGATCCACCATCTACGGTTATGTTAGTCAATTGTCTAAGTGATCCATCATGTCCTATAACTTCCGATAAACCTGCTGCATCCTTAACAAACAACCCTGCAGATTCAATTGCAGCGTGTGTAGTATTAGTTAACACGCTTGTGCTTTCTGATACGTCTGCACCGAAAGCAATTCTTCCTACAGAATCATCCCAGAATACTGCTGCTTTCTTTGCAGAACCACTATAGTAGTGGAATATCATACCAACGTCTATGTTAGCATCTGATGATGGAGCAACTAATGATCCACCACTATTAACAAGACCTACTTCAATCAAACTATCTTCAACCTTTAAGGTTTCAGTATTGATTATTGATTGTGTTCCCAATACTGTGAATGTTCCATTAACAGTTAAATTATCATCAACAGTAACTGTTCCACCCTGTGAATCAATAGTTAAATTACCGCTTGAGGTATCAATCTCATTATCACCAGTAACACCAACTTGTATATTTCCACCAGTTAAATCTGTAAATGTACCAGCACCAGCAGATGCACCACCAATTGTAACTCCATCTATTGTACCACCGTTTATATCAGCAGTATCTGCTACTAATGAGTCAATATTTGCAGTTCCATCTATGAATAGATCTTCAAATTCTCTATCAGCTGAACCTAAATCAATCGCACCATCTGTAGCAGGAAGAATGTCTGCGTCAAATCTTCCTGTTGGTGTAATTGTATCTGATGTTGCATTACCTAGATCTACATTACCTTTAGCATTTAATACTCCCTCAAATGTAGCATCGTGAGGTGTATTTACAACATTAGATTGAGTGATAACTGCGTTACCCATCTTACCATGTGCTGTGCACTGGTAGTGAAGCACTGCAGGAGTTGTGTCTGAAACAACTATCTCAACATATGCGTTAGCGTTACCTTGTGTTCCACTTACAGTAACACCTGTTGTGTATGGATATACTTTATCAACATCAAGATAGAATCTTAGAGGGTGAGATCCGTTGGATGAATCTGAAACATCAAAGCGATAAGTTCTGCCTGGTGTTAATGTAAGTGTAGGTGCTTGAACACCATCAATTACATATCCATTACTACTACCTGAACCATTGTATCTGTGTGCTGCTGTC